AACAGGGTAGCCAACATATCATCACGGTGATGACCAAGTGCAATTTTTGTTGCGCCTAGTTCAGTTGCTGTACGGTATAAAATACCACGGCGTAGACGAGAGCATAGAGAGCACGTTGTTTTACCTTCTGGGATTTTCTCTTTTACGATGCCATAAGTATTTTCTTCAACGATTTTATAATCCACACCAATACTTTGGAGATATTCAGGTAAAACATGCTCAGGAAAACCTGGCTGTTTTTGGTCTAAATTAACTGCAACGATATCAAATTTAATCGGTGCGCTTTGTTGTAAATTCAACAAAATATCGAGAAGCGTATAACTGTCTTTACCGCCAGAAAGACAAACCATTACTTTATCACCATCTTCAATCATACTGAAATCAGCGATCGCATTACCAACATTACGACGAAGTCGCTTTTGTAGTTTGTTGAAATTATAAGTCTGTTTTTTATCTTGATTTTGTTCTGTCATATTGATTACTTTAGTTAATAAAAAAGCTCTGAAATAACTTCAGAGCTTATAAATTCTTTGGTGCCTAGGGTCAGTTTCTTTCTATATTAATTTTAAAGAAGAAATTCACCTTTTGGCGTAATTTTGGCGTAGTTGCTCTAAAAATGATTGATAAAAATATCCTTGTTTTGAGTATTATATCACAGAAGTGAACCGTGCCAATGGTGGGAAATTTGAAAGGTTATTTGATGCGTTTGGCGTTAATCCTACACCAGCGTATAACTTCGCCAGCTATCCATCGAGCGTGTGATTTTTCGCTTAATCTCACACCTTTTGGAAATGTTGGGTCTTTAACGATTACATTCGCAGTCCGTTGATATTTGCAGCCAACTAATGCAGCCACATATTCCAAAGGAATTAAGTTTTGGCTTTTTTCTGTAAAAGCAGAAACGGCCATTACTTTAATTGCTTCTGACATTTCTTCTTCTGCTTTATCTGATAGTTGTATTTTATCCATAAAAACTCCAATAAACTAACTGCTATTTACTTGATTTAAATCTAGCCGCTTGTATCTCATTTACAGCCTTGTAAACTCTGTATCTTTGTGAAACTGGAATTTTTAATTCTCCCGGGTACATTTTAAAATACATGTATCCATTTCCGATCCAAAATCTAGCTTTATTGTTTTTGTTATTCAAAGTAAAACTATCTATAACCCAATCGAAAGGATTGTTCTCTAGATTGTCTATTAATTCTTTCCACGGGCTGACAGGTTCCTGCTTTAGCAATCTGCAAATAAATAATGGTGTAACGTTCATTTTTTTTGCTCCAATAAAAAACCGCCCATAAGAGCGGTTATAATGATTTATTTTAGTTAGCCCCTAACTTATCCCCTTTTTGTAAAGAGGGGTTAGAGGAGATTTGAATGGGCTGTAAATAGATTTTAAAAATCGTCCGGGTCGTCGTCTTCCTCTAGCTCTATCACATCAAGTCGTTGAATAACTTCAAATTTAGCTAAAAAACGCAGTCTGCTCTCAAAATCACCATCTCTCCATACATACATAACTTCGCGTTCCGGTTCTTCAAACATATCCCAGGCATAAGCGTTTTCTTTCGCGATATGTAAAGCGACATAATCAAAACACAGACTTTCATCTTCCCATGTATTCCCATCATCATTATTTGTAGGATTGTTACTTTCCAATGCGTAACGATATAAATATTTAGCCATAATTTATTCCTCCGGTGGTTGTGGTAGTGGTTGCCAGTGAGATATCTCATCATCCGCATAATCAACCCAACCACCTAAATCGGCATCATATCTTGTTATTGCTATTGATGGCTCATACTCTGGACAATGCACAATAAAATATCCACACTCTACCGGCATACATTCATCGCACTTAACCCATGGATTTTTTAGTTTATCTAACTCGTTTTCCGCATTAGATAATTCGTCATATAAAATAGCAATGCCATTCATTGCATCTTGATAGGCTAAAGATGGTGCTGTCATATTTACTCCTTATTCAAATCTTCTTCCTTAACGAAAACTCCGTCAACCATTTTCCCTTTGCGATCTTTAATTTCGTTATACGCCGAGATTAAACAACTCTCAAAATTCAATCCGAAATTCAATGAGATTCTACTGATATAATAGGTAAATCTACATAAGAAATCCGCCAACTTGTACTTAGAGTCACTACTAGTCATATACATTAATAAATCTGACGCGCTCCCTAGGACAGAGGAGGCTCTTAAGCAAAGAACTTCGCTTTTTACAACTTCGTAGTTTTTCGCCCTAAACGCAATCTCTAAGTTGAATTGATTTACTTTTAATTGCTCTATTAAGATAATAATAACCACTCCACAATCACCAATACTATCTTTGATTTTCTCTTTGTCGTTTCGTGCTATACCAGCGCAAAGCTCGCCAAATTCTTCCATCAGCTTGATAAATTGTTTCTGTGGAGTTGAGCCTAAAATAAGGTTTCTATCTTTCGCCCATTGAGCGATTTTCCCAATTAATTCTTTTCCTTTCATATCACACCACCCAGCAAAACGCTTTCCACGCCACACCAAAGAGGCCAGTAGTTACGCCAACAAGAACAATACTGGCTAACCAAGAAATAAATAGCCATATAATAAAGTCTTTCATACTTACTCCATTATGCTCTTCATAAAATCAAGCCATTTTTGAGCATCTTCTCTTGTGCGGAAACAGTTGCCTCTTTTAGCAGCTCTTCCGTCAAAGTCATTTTTAGCTGCAAATTCATCCTCACATTCAATATACCCGCCATTAATGTAATAGTAGTGCTGAGTTTCTTCTGGTGTGAAAGGCTTAGGTAAATCTTCAATGCTAATCTTTGGCTCTTCCCACATCCCGATTATGTCATTTGGTTTATAACATTCGCGATGACATCTCCCATCTTCAAGCCAAAAATAAAAACTATTCTCAATAAATCCGTCTTTATCAAAAATTAATCCTCTTAGAGGATATGTAGAATTTCTCCCATCTGGAAAAGTGTATTCTTCTGGAATTATATAGTACACAATGGCCTTGCAGCCATTTCTAAGCATCACTGGCTCACCATTTAAAGCGGCTTTCAAGTTAAATTCTTTCATTTTATTTCTCCTAAAACAAAAGGCACTCACTTGGAACGCCTATTGGATTTGTTAAATATTGATTTACTGCTTTGTATATATCCACTATTAATTCAAGTGGAATGTTCGATCTTTCATTGTATGATTTTGAAAAATCACCCCATTGTTGCTGAGGCCTTGATTTATGATTGTTTCGTAACCCAAGATTAATATTGCTCTTAAATCTTGTTGGTTTACGCAAAGGGTAGTTATACAAGTTATAGTGCGCCAAATTATCAAAAGGAATCTGAAAATTGAGAATATCATTTACATAATGCCAAATCTTGCTGCTTGCCGGATTTTCTATTACATAAACTTTCGGATTGTAACGTTTGATAATCTCGATTGTATTGTAGATACAAAGCTCACCATTAATGCGGTTCAGAAAAGAACGATCATATTTAAATTGGACGTGCGGTAAATCATAATCCGCACGACTTCTAACTGTAAATTTTGATAATTCACGATTTACCGCTCCCGTTTCCTGTTTCCAGCTTGCATTTCCTCCCCACATCGCACTTGCAACCGACCAACTCTCGCAAGGCGGACTAGCTATAATCAAATCAGGTCTAGGCAGTTTATCAAGCTCATCGAATAGCTTGTTATCGCCAAACATACGGCTATAATCAGCTAAATTAAGATTAATAAAATGGTTGTTTTTACTCTCAATATCTATGCCGATAGGGTAGATTTCGACTGCCGACTGATCGATTGACTGATTAAATAGCTCCGCACCTTGCGTATAGCAACCATTACCACTATCGAACAATGCCCAAACAATCATATTAATCACCCGCTTTATGGTTTACCTTTGCCATATTAGCCACTGGCAAAATATCTACTAGCGGCTCTTGTACTTCTTGAGCTAATTCCAATCTGCCGCCTAATGTCGCATAACCGATAATGTCATTCCAGTGGTCGGTTTCGTGTGGATTACCATTTAAAATTCGCACAATCTTTCCAGCAATCATTGTCAGTGCGTAATACTGCACGCCGTCAATGTTTTTGCGGTTTTTATTAATAAGCTCCATTAATGCGTTAAACGTAACAGAGCCTTGAATGAAATCACCGTGCGTATTTCTACGCTCATTCAGAATATCTTCCGTTGTTTTCATTTCTACTCCTTTTTATATTTGTCTAGATAAGAAACATCGGCTACGGTTGCCGGTAGTTTTATTTTATTTTTTGACAAGCTATCTAATAGTTGTTTTTCCCATTGCGGAAACATTGTAAGAAATGTCTTATCGGTATCAACTGATAAAATTGTTTCCTTGAGTTGTTTAAGATCGCTTTCTATTTTGTGGAGCTCCTGCTGCGCTTTAGATACTAACTCATTGAATCTATCGCTATTGTAAAAATCAGCATCAACAAAAAGGTTATATATTCCACTTTGTAATCTACATCCTACGTGTGAGGCAAAAGTTAATCTCTGTCCTTGCATTTGTTTTAAAACCGATTTGTAGAATTTAACAAATTTTTGATCTTGCTCCTTATCAATATCTACCTGCAATTCTTCTGCAAACTGTCTTGCTTTTTTGATATTTAAAGTATTCACAATTTTAAAATAAATCACTTCTTTAACTTGCTTGCTTAACTTCATTTTGCTCTTCCTCGTAAATTTAAAGGCCACTATCTAGCGGCTTTATTTTTGTTAGTGTAATTAATTAACTCACGAATTTTCTCACGCACAAGCTCCAAAGCCTTTTCTAAACTCCGTTCCTTTTCGTGTAATTCCGCTAATTCGTGTTCTGCTTGTTTGTTATTCGTCATTCTCAACCTCAACAAACTCTCCATCAACATCAAGTGTGTACCATGTGTTTGCCTTAATTCCGTTTTCGCCAACCTTGGATGCCTTGATATGTATCAGGTCGCCATTACTATCTCTGTAAACGCATACAATAGCACCGCCATTATCCGCTTTAGATTTAGAATCATGCCCTGTCGTAATAGCAATCGAGCCACATCCAGACACCTCAGCTGCTGACTGATAGCCAGTATTT